GTAATACAAAACCAGGTGGTGCAAGTAATGAAACACTAATTGAAAAATTAACAGATAGTATTTCCAATCGACCAATTCAGACTTATGTTGTATCTAATCTTATGTCAAATCAACAACAGTTTGATAGAACAATTAAATCTCGTTCTTTAATATAAAAGTGGTAATAATTAAACTTTTAGATATTTAATAATAATGACTGGAACAAAAATAATTGAATTATTTATTGACGATGAATATGAAGAGGCTGGCATTGAAGCAATCTCTTTAGTATCTCGTCCTGCCCACGAAGAAAATTGGCAGGCATTTAATTCACAATTTGAAGAAGTTGAAACTCTAAATCCCTACACAATTATTGAAGATGATTTTTGTTCTAATCATTCGTCTTTATTTAATTCAGGAGAACCATATTCAGACCTTATTAGTGAAGGTTGGGAAGTAGTTAAGGTTGAAAAAATAACTCCACAAGATGTCTATAAGATGCAACAGGAGAAGTTTTCATCACCTAATGATCCATCTCAATTAGACACAGATAATTTAAGAATTAGATACAAATACATTGGCCCAAGAGACAAAGACAATCGTAAGTTTTGTGCGGAAATGATGGCCAAAGATTTAGTTTATAGAATTGAAGATATTGAAAGATTATCAAATCCAGAATTTGGTTCTTATAATATATTTTTATATCGCGGTTCATTTAACTGCCGTCATGCATGGGTTAGATTATTATACAAGAGACAAGGACAAATTAGAAATGACGGATCTTCAACAAGAAATAGAATTGAAGATGGTGAAGAAATAGTTGTAGGGCCAGATACAAGACCTGGACCAACAATTGCAAATGCAACTAATCCAGATGCAATTCAATGGAAAAAAGGAACTGCAAGAAATGGTTTAGAAGATAGAGAATATCTTATGGCAGAAATTGGTCCAAGAGGTGGAGTTAAAAAAAGTGATAAAGCCCCAAAGTCAGATACACCAAATCCGGAACCTAAAGGTGAAGGAACTGCAGAAGGTGATGCAAGTGGAAAAAGAGGAGCAAAGGTAAGTGCAGAACAAGAAAAAACTTTACAAGAAAAAGTTAAAGACTTTAATGAAAAAGATACTAATACAAAAAATGGTAATGCAACACTTGGTGCATTAAAATCTGTATTTCAAAGAGGATTAGGTGCATTTAATACATCACATTCTCCAACGGTTAAATCAGCAGAACAATGGGCATTTGCAAGAGTTAATGCATTTTTATATTTATTAAAAAATGGTAGACCTGAAAATCCTAAGTATACAACTGATTATGATTTATTACCCAAGGATCATCCTAAATATCAAATGAGTGAAGATGAATTTGCAGAAAGTATAACTGATTATCCGGAAGGAGTTAAGAGTGCAGCACAAAGAGCACTTAATTATGCCGAGAAAAATGGATGGGGTAGTTGTGGAACACCCGTAGGAAAACAAAGAGCCAATCAATTAGCCAAAGGTGAACCAATATCTGTGGATACAATCAAAAGAATGTATTCATTTTTAGCACGACATAAAGGTCAAGGTGCAGATAAAGGTAAATACGGAGAGGGGTGCGGAAAGTTAATGTATGATGCATGGGGTGGTGATGCGGCATTATCTTGGTCTGAAAGAAAACTTAATCAACTTGAAAAAGAAAAAATGAGTTTTGATAAGGCACATATGACTTTTGCATTAGATGAAGAAAAACAAATGATTATTGGTGCCGCAATGGTTCCTAATAAAATGATTATTCGTTATGATGAATTAGGTAATCCTTACTATGTTTATTTTAGTAAAGAAAGTATTAAGAAAATGGCCGCAAAGTTTTTAAAAGAAAAACGAACAGACGAAGCCAGTATAGAACATGATGGTAAAAAACTAGGAAAAGAAAAAGTATTTATAACAGAAAGTTGGGTTAGTGATGATCCAATCTACGATAAATCATACAAATATGGATTTAATTTGCCTTCCGGGACCTGGTATGTGCAGATGAAAATAAATGACGATAATGTATGGAAAATGATTAAAGAGAAATCTTTAAATGGATTTTCGGTTGAAGGGTTATTTGCCGAGAAATCTATATTCTCCAAAGAGGATAAACAAATAAACAAAATTACTCAAATACTTAAATCAATTACAGATGAATAGTAAACAAGCAATTGACAAGATTATGAAAATTCTTAATCTAACTCCACAAAAATTTTTTGAGGCAAAAACCGATCAAGGTGTGCAACTTAAAATGGAAGGTGAATTAGAAGTAGGAGGACCGATCTATGTCGCAACAGAAGAAGGCATTATGCCAGCACCAGATGGAACACACAAAATCGATGATGGTTCAGAGATTGAAGTTATAGATGGTAAAGTTTCAAAAATTAAAATGGGCAATGAAGAAACTAAAAAAACTGACGATGCAAAAATCGAAGATGAAAAAGAAAAAGTAGAAATTGCTGATGAAGACATGTCAAATGTTGAATTGGAATTTGGTGATGTAAAACTTAAGAGTGGCGAAGTATTAAGAATTGGAACGGCTGAACCTGGAGTAGGTGTGGCTGTTAAAAAAGTTGGATACGACGGAACATTAAGTGCAATAGCCGATGGCGAATATGAAACTGAAGGTGGAAAGATGATTTCTATTACAGGTGGAGCCATTGATGGTTATCAAGATGCATCAGACAAAGAAAACAAATCAGCAAAAACTGAAGAAAAAAAGACAGAAGAAATGTCAGCAGTTGAAATTGCTCAAATATTTGCTCAAGCCTTAAAAAAGTTTGAAGTTAAATTAGATGCAATTGAAGAAAAATTTACTGGTTTAGAAACAAAATTTACAAAATTTTCTAAAGAACCAGCGGGTGAAAAAGTATACAATCAAAAAACTGTAAACTTTGATGAAGAAAACAGACCATCTACAAAGTTGGAAAGTTTCAAAAAAATGAGAGAATTACTCTCAAACAAATAAATTAAAAATTAAAAATTTTAAAAATGAATAACAAAAAATCATTAAAAAAATTAGACTTTTCATACGACTTAACTGGACTTAGTAATTACGTAGACCAATTAAATACTGATATTATTCAAGAGGCCGTGTTGTCTCCAATCACAATGTCGTATGTAAATACAATTATCGGGATTAAAGGCACTCAAAACGTAAATTTATTGAGTGAAACATTAGTAGTTCAAAATGGTAATACTTGTGGATTTGATAACTCAGGTTCAACAACATTTACAACTGCTGCATTAACAGTAGGACAATATAAAGTAAATCAGTCCTTATGTTTGCAATCGTTAAACGAACTTTGGCTTGGCCAGTTTTTAAATCAGGGCTCTTATAATGAGCAAGCTCCGTTTGAACAAGCGATAGTAGATTTACAAACTCGTCAGATCAAACGTTTTAACGAAGACCAATTATGGCAAGCAACTTCTGGTTCAAGTGCATTCTCTGGTTTCATTGAATTATTTGCAAATACTGCAGGTGTTGTTAAACTTGACACATTACCAGCATATTCTGCAACTACACAAGCACTTTGTTCAATCACTGGTGCAACAGTTCAAGAAAAAGCAAATAGAATATTAGCACAAGTTGATAATATTATTGATAACTTAGATAGAAATATTTTCCAAAGAGATGACGTAATTATTTATATGGGACTTCAATCGTTCAAGTGCTATTTAACGGCTTTAAGAAATGTGAACAATTTTCATATCGATACAAGAAATGAAAAATTAGGTCAAGTGTATGAAGTATATCATCCTCAAACAAACTTTAAAGTTGTTGGTTGTCCTGGATTAAATACAGACTTAATCGCAGCAGGTCCGATGCAATATATGTTAGTGGGAACTGACTTAATGTCGGATGAAGATAGCTTTAGAAGTTGGTGGAGTATGGACTTCCAAGAAGTTAGGATCCTTAGTGCATGGAAATTAGGAACGCAATTAGCATTTCCAGAATTTTTCGTGACGAACGGATTATAATATTTTTATTGAGGGAGGTGAAATATCCTCCTTCATTAAATAAACAAAATAAACTAAAACAATAATAAATTAATTTTTATGGCTTGTAATATAACAGCGGGCATTCCTTTAGGATGTCGCGACAACTCGGGTGGAGTAGCAAATGCATGGATTACTGATTATGATAATATCACGTTCATTGGTGCAACAGGTGCAACACCAGATCAAATTACTTCAATAAGTGGTTCGGGAGTATTTTATAAATACGAACTTATCAGGACTTCTTCACAATTTACAGAAACGGTAAATGCAAGTTTAGAGGCAGGAACAGTTTTCT